AACTTGCCCTATATGAATAATGCAATCTGAAGAATCTACTTCTTTTGGTTTTATTTTAAAGTTTTTCAAAGTTGTCCCCCTTTAATTAATTGTTTAACTTACTGCCCTTGTTAATGCACCACTTACCTGGAAATCAGCAGTATAAGTTGTAGCACCACCTACATCAGAAGTTATTGAATAACTACTGACAAAAGCAGAACCACTATATACTGGTGCGTTAGTTCCAGCAGAAGCACCTGTTGTTTCAAAAGTTGCAGTTGCACTTCCACTTCCTATCCTGGTAAATATAGTTGCGTCCCCTTGAGAAGCCGCTGGGTCAAAAAACCCACTTACAGAATAATTTGAAGTTGGAAGTCCTTCAACAAAGGTACTAGCAGAATCACCAAATGCAGTAACGTCTACAATGTTGACGTCTGTTGTCTGCGTTATAGATGATAATTCATCTTCTATAGCTACGCTATTAAATGAAAAATCTGCTGACTTTCCTGATTGTCTTGCCATTTTTTACTCCTTATTTTGTTAATAAAATTTTTAATAAACTATTTAATATGTTCCTACTTCAACACCCATTGATACCATGCAGTTGAAGTTTGTAAATCCACTATATTGCGTAACATTGATTTGCAAATAGCGTTCACAAGCATCAGTGGTTTGAACTGACTGAACCCCTACACCTGATATTTGTGCAAATGCAAGGAAGTCCCCATATCCACTACCACTTGATGATGAATCTTGTATTTTAATTGTTGCAGTACCACTACCACTTACTGCTGTAACTCTTAAAGTTGCAGTTTTAGTGCTACCAGCACTTAATGTACCTATTGAAGAAGTTGAACCAGTATCAACTCTTGAAGCACTAACTGCACCTGTTCCTGACAAAGCAGTTGAACCTGGTGTGTATAATATTGCACTTCTTCTTATACTTTCTGTTGATGTTGCACTTGTATTTATTGCAGTTGCACCTTCAACTGGATTGTCTATGCCTTCACTTGTTAAATTTGCTTTAACTTCATAAGCATTGTTGCCTATTGTTAAACCACTTGGTGCAATCATAACTTCACTTGTTCCAGTTAAGGCACTGTTAATAATTTCATCTGATTCATTATCTGTAGGACTAAAAAAACTATTTAAAGTAAAATCAGCATTTGGTTTGCCTTGCACAAATGTGCTACCTTCATCACCAAATGTGGTAACATTAGGCAAATTAGAATTTACATTAAATGTAAATGAATTTGTAAACGTTTCAAACTGTGATGTGTCAATATATATGTCTGTAGACTTACCACTTATTCTAGCCATTATTCACCTTCCTTAATTTCTGTTTCTTCTTCAGTGTTATCTTCAAGTTTTTCTTCTTTCTTTTTGCGTGGTTTTCTAACTTCTTTTAAAAAGCCATTTGTTACTAGTGAATCAATATCATATCCATTATCTATATCTTCTTGCCCTAACTCTACAACATCACCAACTGTAACTTTTAACTTTCCAAAATTAAAAACCAACTTTCCCTGTAATACTTCATAATATTTATTTTTTCTTACTTCTGTCATAATATCTCCTTAATCAACCATTACTAAAAAATCTATTTTTACGCCTATAAAAGGTGTGCCATTAAATTCTAAGCCACCATAATCCCTGTAACCTGTTACTAGTATATCTGAACCATGCGTACTTAAACTTGCTGAATCTATATAAGCTGGTATTGAGCCACTTCCAGTAGGTTCAATTAAATCATCTAATGTATCTTGAACTTCATCAAGGTTACCACCCCTTGCAATTAATACAGTTACTTCAAATTCATGAGTCATACCATCACCCATAGTGTCATTATAAGTACCACCAATTGGTAATATCCAACACGCTGGTAGCTCTCTAATAGTATCAGGCACTGTATCGTAGACACGTAGATTGCTTATATTATCAATGCTTGTTGCCACTGCATCTCTTATTCCTTTAAGACTCATGGTTTCTTATACTCTCTTATAATATCTTTATCTAATTTGCTATTTAATTTACCTAATTGCTGACGCATTTGCTCATAAGCTGGTGCTAAGAATGGAATTTGTATTCTTGGGTCTGAACTGCTTGGTTTTAAAGGATTTCCACTAGCTGAAATACCTTCTTCCAAAGGCACTGCGTAAAATACGCCTTTGTTTGTTGCAGTGTTAAATACTCTTGCAACTGCATCATACCTAGTAGCTTTTATTTCATGATTCCATGACCTACGCAACGTACCTGAACGTACTGGTGAATATATTCTTGCAAAGTTCTTCAATGTTATTGATGCTCTTTCCAAATATTTTTCTATAGGTTTACGCAACTTCTTAGGATTTTTAAGTTTTTTATTTAATTCTTTTTCACCTTTTATTGTTGCCCCTAATTGTGCTGACATAATTAAATCCTGTGCCTTCTTAATGGTAATAATAATCTTTGTACATCTTCATCAAGATTGTTTTGCACGTCAAATGGATTAAATTCAGGTGTGCCAATTGATGTTGCATAAGCAGTCAAGAATCTTTTACTTGTCCTAGCTGATTGCATATAACAAGCGTTTTCAACTGCTTGTGGGTATTTATATACTGATACTGTTGCACCAGTGCTATGTGATGCACCTGTTGTACCATTCATGCCCCTTTGAACAGTTATAGTATTACTTGATATACCTGTAATATACATTTGTTCACTATCAATCAATATTGTTTCACCAATATTTAAGTTAGCACCAGCAGTAGCAGTAAATGTAGTATCACTTGCACTAAAACTTCCATCATTAGTTGTTGTTGCTGATAAATATGGTGTACTAGAAGTACCATTACCATATCCAAACATTCCAGCTATCTGTACGCCACGCCTTATGCCACTTGCAAAAGAACCAGCAGTTGTATCATCACTTAATTCAATCCATTCTTTTGGATATACAGTATCACCTAATGGAAACAACTCATAATCAGTTGATGCCCATGTTTTATCTGTTGACCTGTCACTTTTAAGTGTTGTCAGGGTAGTTATGGATAGCAAGTCAGTATTTAATAATAATCTGCTACCCTTTCCCCTGAATTGTTTTGTTTCTGATGTAATATAAAAATATCTTCTGCAAAAAGCATCAATACTTCTTGATGCCATTTCAAGTGATTGTAACAATTCAGTATCATTACCTGTACCACTTATATCCATCATTGTTTTTAGTGTAGCAAGATTGCCATAACTATTTCCATCTAATCTCATACTTGGTTACTCCTGTAATCTCCAATAGGACAATTTAAAATTCCATCTCTTTCATCAAGTGGTGCGTGACCACAAACTGGACACGCAACCACTCTTTGCTCTTCGTCTTGTTGCAAAAACTCTCTGTTTTCTTTTAACGTTGCCAACAATTCATTCCAAGCCATTTACATAGCCCTTACATAAACTGTAACAATACAACCTTTTGCATTACCTAAATTAGAAACAACTAAGTCATAACTTCCTTCTTCAATGAATACTGGAAAGTATGTGCTTAATGCTGGAACTACATAAGTATGTGTACTGTTTGAAAGGTTTGCCCCTGTACCAGTTAGTATATCAACTGAATTACTATCATTCATTACAACATCATAATTGTCACTTGGTGTTGTACCACCTGGTGAATAATGTACTGATACTATTTCCCCTTGTACCATTGGAATAGCATCAACGTTAACATCACCACTTGCATCACTTGTGCAAGTCATTTGATATTTAACTACGCCATTGTTTTTGCTTGTTACTGTTGTAATACTACCAGCCATTAATTACCTTCCTTTGCTTCAGTTTTTTTAGGTCTGCCACGCTTTTTAGCTTCAGGACTAGTTTTTGCTTTTGCTTTCTTAGTTCTGTTAGAACCAAAATTGCCTTCAATTTTTGTACCAGCCCTGTTGCTTCCAAATTTACCTTCAAATTTAGCCATGATTACCTACCCATTTGAATTGCACGAATCCAATCAATCGTGCAAGTGTTTGCCGTAGCTTCGCCTGTTAGGAAATGAACTGATACTCTCATTTCTGTTGAAGGTATGTTTGTACTACTGGTAGCCACAGATGAACCATCAACAAAAAATTCTACATTAGAACCATTGTAATAAAATTCAAGTTCTATATCTGTATCATCAACCAACGTTCCAACTGAGTCAGATTGTGTTTCTGTACTTCCTGATTCTGTCACTGCTGACAAACTTGCTGAACCATCTACTGATTCAAAATAAATAGCATTAGCCACGCCACCTAAAAGCGTTGTGTCTGTTACTGCAAGACCAATAAACAAGTCTGTTTGGTCTACGTCATTGATTTTTAATTTTGTACCAAAATACAATTCATTTCCATCTGTCTTAAATGACTCTCCGTTCAATTGAAAATTCCCACCATCATCTTCATTTCCAGCAGTAGTGATTATAACTGCACCACCACTTTTGTCTGTAGATGCAATTGTAGTATTACCACTACCAGCTTCAACCATTGTTGATGTCCATGCTACTGGGTCACCTGTTGTGTCATCAACTGGAAAGCTAGTGAAGTCATCAATGTATTTAACAACTCCTTCACCTGTTGCATCTAAAATTCTTTTTTGGTGCGTTGACCAAAAAGCCAAGTTACCACTTATTCTTCTACTTCTTAAATTTGGCATACGTTACTCCTTTATGTTTGTAACGCAGTTTTTAACTGCGTATGCCTTTTTAAATTTGTTTTACTTTTTCAGCCTTCTTAATTTGTTTATGTTTCATAGGCAAAGGAATGGATTTGTTAGAAGGCTGAGATAACTTGTTATGAATCAACTTTATCTTTTTCTTTTTTTTATCCATTCCCAGTACCTATGAAAGAATTTTTGTTAAGGTGTTACATAAACCTTTGAACCAGTTACTGCGTCACCATTTTTCTGTTTTGCTTTATGCTTTGCGTCATGTCTGATAAGCATACCAAATACATTGTCTGTACCTGAATTGCCACCTTCAGCAGTTGTTAAAGCAATGTGGGTGAACCCATTGTCTGTGTCCAAATCTTCTGCTCTGATGTCTATAATGACAAAATCGCCATCTGCATCAATAGGATTATCTGTATCATAATTTCCACCTGAAGCAGAAGTTGTTAAGTCTTTTGCACTTGTTCCTGATGAATCAGTTGCTTGTTTAATTCCACAAGTATCTAAATCATCACTTGAATCCCAAGTACCAAGTTCAACATAAGCAGTTGCTTTGTTAAACCCTTCCATTGAAACGTATGATGTAGTAGCAGATGTGCCACCTATATCAGCTTGTTCCAATGGTGTAAATGCCATGTCTTCTGAACCTTTGAATCCCATAGTATTTTTCTCCTTATTTTTAACTTCTTGTTGCTAATGCTACGATTGGGGACATAGTGTTGGTACCATTTTCAGGTGTAATAGCTGAATCAAGTAACATACCACCATCAATTCTTTCTGTAAATCTCCATACAGTTTCACCATTTGCAAATCTGTAGTGTGGACTAGAAGCAATTGTGATGCCTTGTCTGTCACCAATGTAGTAATAAGATAAGTCAGCGTAGTATATATCACCAACTGTACCTAATGTTTTGCAGTGTTCTGTTAATAACAGTGGTCTGCCAAATATAGTCATTGGAACACCATCTGATGCGTTATTAACAAAGATTGCACTACCACCAGTACCAACGTTTAATGCCATTTGCATTAATTGTGGCATCACATCAGGGTGTGCTATCCATACTGCGTTGTTATGTGAATCTGGCAACATTCTTGAATACATTTTAATTATGTTTTCGTAAACAATTGTTGTTGCAGATTGTCCTGTTTCCTTTGCTACTGAAATCAGTGCATCAGAATTAAGAATACCTTCAGGGTCACCAGCACCACCACCACTTATAAATGATTTCTCTTCAAAATGTCTGATAGCATTACCAAACAAATTAATTAAAATTC